CGCCGCAAGAGTGCGACTCTACAACAACCAACACACCTTACCTTGGGCAGAAAAGGGTGAGCGCATGTTGCCGACCAAGTTGTTCATGGATTACAAGCAGACCATGAATGGATACGAGCGTACGTTCAACATGTTGTGCGATAACTTCTTTGATGAGTACGAGCGACTGGTTGAAGAGGCGAAGATCAACTTGGGTTCTATGTACAAGGCAGAGGACTACCCTGACCTAACAAATGTTAGGACTAAGTTCAGCTTTAGACGTAGCGTGAAACCTTTGCCCGAGGCTGGTGACTTTCGCTTGGACATTCCCGCGCATGACTTAGCGGAAATGCGATCGGCATATGAAGTTCAATATTCGGAGAAGCTGGCCGAAGCAATGCGCACACCATGGGAACGCCTGCATGAAGTTCTCTTAGGTATGTCCAAGAAGTTGGAAGACAACGGAGACGGGAAGAAGCGTTATCACGACTCATTGATCTCCAACCCATTGGAGTTGTGTGAGCTATTGACAAAACTAAATGTTACTAACGACCCCAAGTTAGAAGATGCACGTAGGCAAGTAGAGCTAGCCATGCTTGGTGCTGACATTGAAGAGGTCAAGGAAGATGCGTTGGTTCGTGAGAATCTAAAGTCCAAGGTGGATGCTATTCTTGGTAAGTTTGAGTGGTAATAACATTTGTTAGGAGTAATGAACATGAGTATGAATACATTGAGTTTGAGTAACGTAGTAATTGGTGAAGACTTGCAGAAGTCTTTGAACAAGGAGGGGTTGAAGTTGACTGGCGTGTTCGGGATGCTTGACCCTGTTGTTAGCCGACTGGCTTCGTTGAATCCACTGTGGACTTTTGTTATCACTAACAGTGGTTTGTCTATGGGTAATGATCGAGTGGCTTGCGGGTTCTCGGTCAAGCTAGATGGTGAAGAGCTAGGCACTATCGGGTTGAGTTACATGGGTCAGCGCGGGCGTGTAATCTGTATCAGTAACGATCGTATTGGTAAGGGTAGACAACGCTCGGACTCGTATCACACAGTGGATGCAGACAAAGCTATCCTCACAGCGAAGAAGATGTTTGGCAAGATGAACCCGTCTGAGCGTATTCAGAAGGCTAAGGATGCGGCAGAACGTGTAGTGACTAGAGCGAGCTGGAACAAAGAGCGTGAGCGTACCCAACACCAAAGCAATATCAAGAACGAGATGTTGGCTTGGGCTGAGACCAAAGGATTTGCTATGTTTTTGGAATATCTAAAAGCAGAAGCTATACCCTCGCTCAAGCACAAAGTTACTACCTCTATGGAGAAAGTAGAGTTACTCGATGCTGAGATGCAAACTATCGATAAAGTTCAGAAGGACTTTAGTGCTAATAAGACTGCGCTAGTAGTCAAAGACTTGGGTAAATACCTAGTCAAGATAGGTGACAACGTAGAGCTATACGATGATAATACGCTCCCTTTGGATATGCGTATGAAGATGGGCATGCTCAAACTTGTAGAAGATGAGCAGTATCTCACCGATGTAGGTTGCAAGGTAACAAGCGAGATATTTGTTTTGTTGGTTGATGAGCTAACAAATGTTAGCCAAGGAGTATGAGATGAAAGAAGAAATTAAATATAGCTCAAAGGCTATACCTTTGCGGGGGTGTGACCACCCAAAGTTTAAGTGGGTAGATGCGGCACACACCGACATACGTAGAACTTTTCGTAAGGCACGCTTGCTTATCCGCATCACAAAGGGAGCAGCGTATGAAAGCCGTACTTGAGTTCACGTATCCACAAGACGAGACCAAGCTCAAGCATGCGTTGAAAGGTGAGGACTACTACCTTGCGTTGGTTGATATTAAAAGGACTACACGTTGGACGACTGTACACATGGAAGAAATGTTGGACAGGATTTGTGAAGTATTAGATGGAGTGCTAGAAGAATGAACGGGTTTGTAAACCGGCAACTTGAACTTGGAAGCAAGCAACCTGTACACAAGTACAAGCTATGCAACAAGTGCGAAGAGTTGAAGCCCCCCGAGGGGGGAATCGAATTGTCACCACAAAGGTGGTCGTGTGCTAGATGTTGGGCTAACAGAGTGATCTCAAGGAGTTTATTAAATGCCAAGACCAAAGCCGCCTGAACCTTTAATTGGTAGGCAGATACGACTAAGCGATAGGCAGTTTCATATCCTCAATCACTTTGGTGGCGCGCAATGGCTACGTGAGTTATTGGATAAGAAAGACCCATTCCCTAAAAAATATTATGAAAGGTTAAAAGATGACGACAGGAATTGAAGAGTTAAAGCTAGAGAAGAAACGCAAGGGGCGGGGGGTTGGTAAGAAACCCTCGCTGTTTTGCACGAGCTTGCGTCTACCAAAGGATGTGATGGATTACTTCAACACAAACTTTGCGTATACAAAGCAAGCCAAGATGAGAGAAGTTCTTACCGAGTACGTTAACAACCAAACAGGAAATAAATCATGATTCAATTAGCAACAATACCAAAGTCAACCAAGTCAGCACAAATCCGTAACTACGTTGCGGCAAACCCAAAGGCGAAACCACAAGCCATAGCCGATGCACTTGGCGTTAAGCTACCTTATGTATACACAGTAATGTGGAACACAAAGAAGAAAGCCAAGGTAGCAAAGAAGCTCGGGGGCATGCAAAAGAAAAAGGCAATGACCAATAAAGAGTTAGTTGACTTGAGCCCTGCACTTAAGTTCTTAGAAGGAAGAGCGCAAGCACGGAAAGAAGAGTGGGAAACTATATCTATTAGTTCATCCAACACACCCATGCAAGTTGAAATGTTTGAGCCTAAAGCCGACCCGGTCAACCATCCTGCTCATTACAAAGTAGGTGGAATAGAGACGATCGACTTCATTGAAGCTAAGAAGCTCGGCTACAACCTCGGCAATGTGATTAAGTATCTGACACGTGCCGACCACAAAGGCAACAAGTTGGAAGACTTGCGCAAAGCACAATGGTATCTGACACGTGAGATCAATTCACTCAAGTAACGCTAACATTTGTTAGGGAAACCACTAGCCACCCTCGGGTGGCTTTTTTACGTCTGTACTATTGACAAAGTAAAAACTTATGATACTATCAAGGCTTGAAAAACTTCTTGGAGTATCAGATGAGCGAGCGAATGGACAACGCACTTGCACTTGCCGACAAGTGTTGGTCAAAGGCAAGCAAAGTAAACCCCGAATTTGTTGAGCGTTACTTAGAGTTAGCAGAAGAGTTGCTAGTATCTAAGCCCGTTGTTCTCGGTGATGAGTTCCGAGAGTATTGCGGCAAGAAACTTTTATTCCGACCCAAAGAACTGCACCCTAACGTATGGGTATCAGGCGTACGCACTCTGAGTACGCTCGGATGGATTGCCCACAATGGTTACACGACACCGACCAAGTCACACAACCACATGCCCTCGGTCTCAGTATGGAAGAGCATGATCTATGGCAACGACTCCTGAAGCCAAGGTCAAGGCCAAGATCAAGGTAATTCTCAAAGTCTACGACATTTACTACGCTATGCCGATCGGTACTGGCTACGGCAACAGTGGCGTCCCCGACTTTCTATGTTGCGTGCGTGGTAGGTTCTTGGCTATCGAAGCCAAGGCCGGTAAGGGTAAGACTACCGCGCTACAAGACAAAAACATCAAACAAATTATTGCATCGGGTGGGTTGGCTATTGTGGTCAATGAAGACAACATACAAGAGTTGGAATCTCTACTGAAGCATGTGTTAAGGGGCGGCAAGTGAACATACTAACGATTGACTTCGAGACATATTATTCTCGAGAGTTCAGCCTAACAAAAGTTACCACAGAGGAATACGTTCGTAGCCCGCAGTTTGAAGCTATTGGTGTAGCGGTACAGATCAACGATGGTGAGCCCGAGTGGTTCAGCGGTGATGGTGAAGCCATGCACCAGTTCCTCAAAAAGTTTGATTGGGCGAACAGTTTGGCGTTAGCGCACAACGCTCCGTTTGATGGCGCGATTTTGAAGTGGGTCTACGGACTCAGCCCCAAAGGTTGGCTTGATACTTTATCTATGGGCAGAGCCCTGCATGGTACGCAAGTAGGCGGTAGCCTGAAGGTGCTGTCAAACTTTTACGGCCTTGGCGAAAAGGGTACAGAGGTTGAGAACGCATTAGGTTTGCATCGTGCCGACTTCAGCCCTGCGCAGTTAGAACGCTATGGCGATTACTGTAAGAACGACGTTACTCTTACGTGGGAATTGTTTAACGCAATGTCCGCTGGCTTTCCCGCAGTTGAGTTACGCCTGATTGATTTGACTGTGCGTATGTTCACCGAGCCAGTGCTTCGCTTAGATGCGAACAAACTTAGGATTCATTTGGATACAGAGCGAACCCGCAAGGAAGAGTTACTGGAGAACTTTGCCAAAGACGACTTGATGAGCAACAACAAGTTTGCGGATATATTGATTGCGTTTGGTGTTACGCCCCCAATGAAGGTCAGCCCCACAACAGGCAAGCAGACCTATGCGTTCTCTAAAACAGACGAAGAGTTCAAGGCTTTGCTCGAGCATGAAGACCCACAGGTGCAAGCTTTAGTGGCAGCGAGATTGGGCACTAAGTCTACGATAGAAGAAACAAGGACTGAAAGATTTCTTGGTATTGCCGAACGTGGTGCGTTACCTATACCACTACGCTACTATGCCGCGCACACAGGGCGGTGGGGTGGTGACGACAAATTGAACTTGCAGAACCTACCAAGGAACTCAATGCTCAAAGAGGCGATCATTGCGCCAGACGGATATATGATGATCGATTCAGATTCATCACAAATTGAAGCACGTACGCTCGCATGGCTTGCGGAACAAGACGACTTAGTGGAGGCATTTGATCGTGGCGAGGACGTATACAAAATCATGGCATCTGCTATCTATGGCAAGGACGTGTCAGAAATTACGAAGGACGAGAGATTCGTTGGTAAGACCACTATCCTTGGTTGTGGGTACGGGATGGGCGCGGCAAAGTTCCAAGCGCAACTCAAGAACTTTAATGTGGCGATTGACTTGGACGAAGCGAAACGGATTATCGACACGTACCGCGCAACGTATCCGAAGATTACTGAGCTATGGAAGTCTGCGGCGTCAGCCCTCAAAGCCGTATTACAGAATCAGCAGACCACACTAGGCCGAGATGGTATCTTAAAGATTGAAGGCAATAGCGGTGTTTTGCTTCCCAATGGTTTGTACTTGCGCTATCCCAACCTACGCATACTCGAGAACGAAGAAGGCAAGTCTGAGCTGATGTACGACACCAAGAAGGGCAAAGCAGTTATACCGACACGCATCTATGGCGGCAAGGTAATCGAGAACGTATGTCAAGCCTTGGCTCGAATTGTGATTGGCGAGCAAATGTTATTGGTTGCAAAGAAATACCGAGTCGTGATGACTGTGCATGACGCCATCGCTTGTATTGTCCCGTACGAGGAAGTTAAGACTGCTTTGGAGTATGTTGAGATGTGTATGCGCACCCGCCCGGATTGGGGTATGGAGTTACCACTGAACTGCGAGGCAGGATATGGGACGGATTATGGAGCATGTTAAGGAGAAGCAAATGACAGATGCAGAAAGAGAATTGGATTTAAACATTGCCGACTTGGAAGTCGAGAACCGTCTAATGAGGGCGCGTATCAATAGGCTAGAACGTGTTGAGTCTGCGGCTAAGGCCTTGGTAAATTCGTTTAGCAACAACATTGATTACGACAACTGGGACAAAGCACTGGATAAGCTAGAAGCTGTATTGAAGGAGAAGCCATGACTTGGCCTTTCCCACCATTCCCAAATCCCAAGGACAAGGGCAACCGAGTTCCTAAGTTCAATCCTGATAACTATGAGGATGCACCGGTATGAGCGATCAAAAAAATTGGGATGCCGCAGTAATAAAAACGTGGCGTAACGCAGGATCAGTATTTGACGCAATGGTATTGTTTACAGCGCTTTCAGGCAAGCAAGTTACTGATTGTGACCCACCATTAAAACGCACACCGCCTGTGCCTTATCCTTGGAAGATAGGTATTAGAGTATTTGTAGCTAATCATCTATCCAAAATCAGCAAAAGATTGTGGGAGCAAACGCCCGATAAAGACATACTACTTTTACGTAAACTAGAAACAAGTTTGTATGACACAGAAAAAGAAGTTTTGCATGATAAAGAACTTGATAAGGAATATTCTCAGTACAAACGAAACCGCAAAAAGGTAGCTATGAGTACCCTATCGGTATCTAATCATGGTTACGACACGGATTGGAATGTAAACAAAGGCGCAGTAAGAGTAAGGAGGAAGAAATGAACGAAGAAGATTACCAAGCAGTTCGTAAAGTGTTACTTGACACATTAGAGCAACTACAAGATGCGCGAAACGATACCATAGAAGAAGTTGCCCAAGCGATTGAAGAAATGCGCAGGCCATTTGGTCAAGACACAGTTGACAGTTTTGCAATCTACATCAGGGGCATGAAAAAATGATTAAGTACGACGGGTATGACGAAGCGATCATTGGGCCAGCCTACATTTGGCGTGACAGTACGCACGTATCTGTATTAGTATATGACGCGGAAAAGATACGGGATATTCTCATGAAGCGTGATGGCATGTCGCACGAAGACGCACGTGAGTTTATTGAATACAACATCGAAGGCGGCTACTTAGGGATTGAAACCCCTGTGCTAGTTTGGCCTAACGACATTTGGGATTGGGAAGAGTAATGAGTATTGTCTGGTCATTCAGTAGCCTGAAAACATTTCAACAGTGCCCTAAGAAGTACTACCACACTAAGATAGCCAAGGACATTGTCGAGCCGGACACACAGGCAACACTGTATGGAAAGACAGCTCACACAGTGGCGGAGGAATACATTCGAGACGGAACCCCAATCCCTGAACAGTTTGCGTATATGCAAGCTACTCTAGACGTCTTAAATGAGATCCCCGGAGAAAAGTTATGCGAAGTAAAACTTGGGTTGACGAAGAACTTAGAGTCGTGCGACTTCGATGCTCCGAATGTATGGTGGCATGGGGTAGCAGATTTGGTGATTATCAATCGGACTACGGGAACGGCACACTCCATAGACTACAAGACAAGCAAGAGTGCGAGATATGCGGACGTGAAGCAACTCGATCTTGTCGCTTGTGGATTATTCGCCAAGTTTCCGGAAATCAAGAGGGTGAAGTCGGCTCTCTTATTTGTAGTCAGCAAGGAGTTCGTGAGGGCGATTCACCACTCGGAGATGATGCCAAAGTACATAGAACCCGCCGCCCGAGACGTAGCAAGAATTGAGGCGGCATTAGACAACGGGGTGTGGAATCCCATCCAAGGCCCACTGTGCAAGTTCTGCTCAGTGCGGGAATGTGAGTACAACAGGAACTAAAGTATGGCTAACGAGTTCGAAGAAAAAGTCGCAGAAGTAAAAGTCAAGTACCCCGACCTGACTCAGTATGGTTTTGGTGGGGAGGGCGAGATTCGCATAGAGGCGGTAAACCTTTGCGCCGAGTGGCTACTTGCGCATGATGGGCTTGACCGACGCAAAACTATAAACACCGCATGGTCTAGCTATTCAATAAAGCATGCCGTAGAACGTGCTAAGGGTCAGTATGTATCCAACGGAGAACTTATTTGCGCGGCATTGGCACTAGGATATAAGATGCGGAAGATAAAGCACAAAAGCGGCAACGCATTTTTTAACATCAGAAACCCTTGAGGAACTAACATGCCCTACGTAAACAAACCCCGCCCTTACAAGAAAGAATATCAGCAGCAGATTGCTCGTGGTGAAAACCCAGAACGCTTAGAGCGTCAGCGTGCTAGAGAAGGTATAGATAAAAAGAATGCAGACCGAAACAAAGACGGACGCGCTGACGTCCGCGAAGGAAAAGATGTTGCTCACATCAAGGCTTTATCTAAAGGTGGCTCTAACAAAGACGGAGTCAAACTACAGTCGCCCTCAGCCAATCGTTCGTTCAAACGTGGCTCAAACCACAAAGTCGTATCAGAAATAAGCACCAAGGAACGTAAGAAAAAATGAACCTATCAGAGTATACGTGGCCTCGTCCC